CGGGCCATGACCCGATGACGTCGTCCAGATAGCGAATGCTCCCGATGGTCGATTCCCCAGCCGCATTCTTATAAGTGAGGCCGATCACGACATGATCGGCCGTCACCCACGAGGAGCCCCCAGACACACCGCTGGTCCACGAGAAGTTGTCCGTCGGCGCCACGTCATACGTCGTGACGCTGAGCCAGCTCGAGACGGGAATCGTTTCACCAACACCGTCGTCAAAGGTGTAGCTGTAACTGTGCGCGCCGACATTCACCCCATCGCCGGCCTGCAGCGCTCCGCTCGGCGTGACAGTGGGATTCGCCAGCGGCCCAGTCGTAACGAGTGTCAGCGGACTCGGCACCGTTTCCCCGCCCGCCGTGACCCAGGTATACGCGTAGGAATGGGCACCAGACTCAATGCCGGTGCCGGTCGTTAAGGTCGCGGAGAGCCCCGAGAGCGGCGAGGCGAACACGCCCACCAGTCCACCGCTCCCGCCAGTCTGCAGGCCGGTATAGGTGATGCGCTGCTGACCCGATGTCACGATCCCGCCGCCAGCGGAATACCAGGATGGTGTCCCGATCGGGATGATTGTTTCCCCAACGGCGCATTGTTCGAGCGCGTTCACCCCGCCGCCGTTCACGAAGACACGCGTGACGATCTGACTCAAATCCGTCGACACTTCGAACGCCTTCAGCGTGTTGAGCGCGTCCGTGAGTTGCACAGGAGCTGTGCCGGATGTGTCCGAAGTGAAGGCCCGGACCACTTTGTGGTAGTCGCAGCGCCAATCGCCATTCGCGCGTTTCGTCACCTGTGTCAAGGCGTCGGTCAGATCCGAATCCGTAATGCTGAGGGAATCGATGAGTGTCGCTCCGAAGGTCGCATCCACACTGGACGTGTAGCCTGACGCGTAGGACGAGACGAGATCGGCCACAATCGCCGCCACGGTCTGATTGGTGTACAGCCGGTTGACTTTCAGTTTGTTGAGGCCCCAGGTGTAGTCGATCAGGTTGAGATCATGCTGATAGTTCGCCATGCTCCCAACAGACGACATCTTCGAACTGAGGACATTGCCGCCAAATTCCCGTTGCAGGTTATTGATCGAGCCGAGCGTAATGATGACTTCAGAGCCAATCGCCGGCACGAAGCCTTTCGTCGTCATCTGCGCGGTATTCGGCGTCTGCGCGAGCAGATCGGAGATCGTCAGCGAGCCGTCCAGAATCTTCTGGGCATCGTTCACGCGAGCGGTGGCGTACTGCGTCCCGCCGAGCGAGATGAAGATTTTCGCGCTGTGGTACCCGAAGCGTGTCGCGCCACACCGAGCGGTTCCGCAGAGGGCGTAGTTGTAGACTTGCGGCATCTAGGCCCCAGAGGGCAACCGCAGGCCCTGTGCGCGTAACGAATCCATCTGCGCCGCGTTCACGGCTGCGGCAATGGCCTGCGGCGATCCGAGCGGTTGCGTCACGTAGATGTGATTGACGATCGATGCGGCAGGCGTCACGCTGCTGTGCGGCGGCAGGCTGACGAGTTCCGGCCCATGCTCCCCGACGACGGCCAACCCGCCAGCGAAGTCCGACACGCCTCCAGCGAAGCCGGGAATGCCATGTCCGCTCGGCGGCCCGAGAAAGTGAATTGATCCTGTGAGGTACGCGATGATGTCCGAGTAGGAATAGTCCTGTTGCGCCAGCGAGAGGGCGACGTTCGGATCAATCTGTGGAATCGTCCCGAGGTACTGGCCGGTCGCCTTCAGGTTGTCGTACATGTGGTTGAACTTGTCGATCATGTCCAGGAAGTTCACGGATGTGACTTGCGTCGTTGTCCCGAGTCCGCGATTCTTCGCGTTGTCGACATCGATGTAGGCTTGCTGGAGTCCTTCAACAGCAGCAACTAATTGCTGCGTGGAATCTGTCGCCGCATCGGTGCCGCCGCGAACTTTCTCCAGATCGGCAGTCGCGTTCGCAGTCCAGTTGTTATAGGATTCGGTCGCTTTGCGGGAGGCTTCCGCCAGCATCTGAATCTCGGCCTGCGTATAACTAGAGAGGTGATCCAAGGCGAAGTCATACGCTTCACGCGCCCTGTCCATGATGAGCTGATAGTGATCGCGCGTATACCGATCGCTCTCCAGCGTCATCTGCTCATAGCGCGCGTAGTCTTCTTCCGCTCTCGCAGCCGCCCGCTCATACTCCGCGTTTAACTGCTCATCGACCTTCAGCAAATGTTCGGCATATTTCGCCGCCGCATCGGCCGCCTCATTCTGCTCACGCAAGGCGGCCACATGCTTCATGTGTTGAATCGTTAAGTCGTTCTCGACATCCTTCAGGTCCTGGCCTTTCAGCGTGAGATTCACGATGGAATCTTTGGTCTGATCGGCAATGGGTGGAATCTTCGCCATCGCTCCAGCTAAACCCGTTTCATCACCAAACGTCTTCGCGCCTTCTTCGGCGGCGGTCTGCAATGTCTTAATCAGCAGGATGACTGGATTCACTGTGTTGGTCCACGTCGTGAGCGTGTCGCTGGCAATCAGGGCCTCACCGGAATACGTCTTTACGGCAACCCATAGGCCCTTCCATGCCTTCTCTGCCTCTGCCAGCGATTTCACGGTTTCGTCGGCCATGATCGGTGCTTGATTCCCGATCTCCTTCATGTCCGAGAGCATGGCCGGCGCGACTTCTTTCCAGGCCCGTCCGAAGAGGCCGAATTCCACCGCCGCACGTTCCAGAGGATCCTCAATCGACCGAATGGCCTCAGATAACGTCGTCATCTGCTCGTAGGCACCGAGCTTTCGAAATTCATCGGTATTAATGCCGAGTTTTTTCATGGCGCCAGCCGCACCTGAATCGTCATTACCAAGGCGCTGTTCGAGGTTCTGCGTGGCGCTAACCATCGTCTCAATCGAGGTATTCGTCTGACTGGCGATGTAGTTCAGGCGCTGGAGTTCCTCCACTGACATGTTCGTCTTGAGCGCCATCGATTCGATGTTCTCGGCCGCTTCGAACACGCTGTGTGCAAATTCAATTAGCGCCCCTGCCGCGAGTGTGCCCGACAAGAGATGCCCTAATTCTTCAAAGCTCGACACGAGATACTTCCCAGCAACACCGGCATCCTTCAGGGATTCTTCCATCGTTTTGACAGAAAGCGCCGCTCGCTTCATGTCGTCCTGAAGTGCGGAAATGTTCGCCGCCACACGGACGACGAGATCAGGACCAGCCATTTACTGCTGCCCCGGCGCCAAGCCGTATTCCGAGATGGCCGCACTGATGGCGGCTTCGATTCGGGAGCGGTGGGCTGATTCTTCGAGCACCGCGCTGCTATAAAAGAATGGCCGGCTGTGCATGTACTTCGTGCCCTTCTCCAGCCAGAACGGGAGCATCGCCATCCGCGTGTTCCCAGAGTCCACGATCCAGCCCCAGCCGGTGCGGTCGCTCTTGACGACGATCTGATCGACGGTGTGCGGGACATTCGTGGACGTGCCGGAGAGCTGCCGCGAGAGCCGTCCAACGGCTTCCGCGCGAATATGTTCGGCCGAGATTTTCGCTGCGGCCGTGGTGAACTGGCGGATCACTTGCCGTAGGCTGGCGCCTTCCAAGGCTTCGTGCATCTTGGTGGCGTCCACGTCAATCGTGAAGCTATACGCCATAGACGACCTCGTGAGCCAGTTCGTATTCGATCACCTTCGCCTCATCGATGAGCCCACCGGACGCCTTCGGATTCGCGGCAACCGTCGCTTTCGCGCGCGCATAGGCCCGCGACTGAATGATCTCTTCCAGTAATCCGTCCGGCAGTCGCATCTTTTCCGCCCAAATCTCCGATGGCAATCGTCCCGGAAACTCTTCGCACAATCGCCCGAGGTAACACGCAAAGATCGATACCGGCCGAAACGGTCGCGGCCCCGCTGAATCAAGCCAGCGATGCAGCGACCGATAACTCTTTTTGGGCGTCTTCGACCGCCTCCCCTGTCAGAAAGAGCCCCGGCTTTGTCAGCTTCAGAATCGCCAGCGCAATGAACGTCGCCGCCTCGTCATCGAGATCGTCAATCGTGTCTGCGGGTTTCTGCTCGTAGGTCCACGCCATGAGCCCGAATCGGATGATGGCGAAACGGTCGTACCCAATCAGGGGATCGTGCAGCGCGTCCATCGCCTTCGGATCGCCTGTGGCCGCCATGCGCTTCAGCCGAGCTGCCCACGTCCGCGCTGAGCCCTTCGCCAGATTGATGGCGTCGGCTTCCTGCGCCTTCTCCACTTCTCGACCCGTCAACTTCCGGATCGTGATCGTGTGCGGCGGATCGAACGGCATCAGAACCGTCTGACTCGTCTGACTCGCAAAGATCGACATGGCTGACTCCTGCCGGCGCGCGGGCTCGAAACCGGCGCGCGGGCATGCTGCTGATTACGACCAGGCGCCGGTGTTCAACTGCACGACGGCCGCATATTCCGTCAACGCGCCGTTCTTGCCGAGCACTTCGTAGCTCACCAGATACGTTTCTCCGGTGAACGTCTTCGAGTTGCCGATGACGATCGTCAGCGTCCGTGTCGCGGACTGCGGTGACGTATCCGGACTCAGGAACACGACATGCGGCCCGACCGTGGCCGTGTCATCGAAGAGCCCCGTGAAGGTGATCTGCGCGAACACCTTTATACCGGTCGGGAGCATTTTTTCGATCGTGTCCCCGAAGGCCGTCGACTTCTGCATGTTCGAGGTGATCTTGATCCCGCTCATCGTCATCACGTAAGGCGTGATGACCTGCAGCGACCCTCCAGGACCGTCGTCGTAGGAGATCGTGATTTCGGATGATCCATGCTTCCCTGCGGCCATTGCTATCTCCTATCGCTTGAGCGCCGCTCGGGTGGCGCGCATCACAACCCACTGCTCCAACATCACGCGTAATTCTTTCGACTTTCGAATCACCGACAGCGCCGCGTCCCGCTCCGGATCGTTGAACTCTTTCGCCGCCCATTCCCACCGCGCCCGCGCGAGCGTTTCGAGCGCCTGCGTCTGCGCAATCCCCACCGCGAGATCGGTATCGGTCATCCGCGGCCGAATCCGACAAACACCGAGATACTCCCGCTGCCGGTCACGTTCCCATCGAAGCTCAGATACCGATTGACGAGCCCAGCCGACGTCACCCGCTGTGTCGACGGCGAGACAACGCTATCCGCGAACGTGATCAGATCGGCGTAGGTCACGTCATCCGTCGAATGCCGAATCTTCCCGACGAAGTTCGTAAAGCCGGTACTCGTCGTAATCGACAGATACCCCACGCCACCGCCGAGCGTGCTCGAGCGCACGATCGTCCCGCCCGTGCCCGCTCCTGTGCTGGCGGTCGTATTCACCGGCACCGTGAACGTCGTCGTGCCCGTCACCGTCACGGTTTGCTCACCGTTGATCGCAGGGCCAGCCAAGGTATTGCCGGCGATGAAGACCACCTGTGTCGACGTCAGCCCATGCGGCGTCGCGGTCGTCACCACGCACGTCGCGGCCTTCGAGGCTGACGTGATCTGAATGACTTGCTGGGCGGTGTCCAACGTGTAGTCGACGGAATGCCCGTCCGTCTTCGTGTTCCAGTCCACCGTCTTTGCGACGAGATCGTTCAGGACTGGCCCGCGATCAATCGTCCCGGACACGTTGTAGCTGACGTTGGCTTTCGTCAGATTGCCGACGTTGCCGAGGACGTCATATGCCATGCCGTAGACGCCAGAGGCACACACAGACGGCTTGCCGATGGTGTTCCCCGCGAAGGCTGCGCAGAGATTCCGACTCACCGCCGTACCGCCCGAGGTGCTGAGGAGCGCGTGAATGCCGTTCGT